AAATATCTTCCACATTACTTGGACCTTTCATCTGAGGTTTTGGGTTCATACCGGTTTCATTCATTGGTGGTCGAGAAGGCATTGGCATTGGCATTGGCATTTTGGGTGATTGACCAACATTATTTCCATTATTTCCATTATTTTGATTTTGTGTAGGTGTAACAGGAATATTTGGTTTCATCATCGATCCCAAGTAACTCATACCCATATTTAGTAAATCGGAAAATCCTCCGCCACTACCACCACTATTACCTGTATTACCTACACCAGATCCACCGTTGCTACCCATAGATGGATTAGGCATGGGCATAGATTGTCTTTGTGCTTGCTGTTGTGAATCAGTACCCATTGAATTCATAGCAGAATTAATAGGACTATTTATGAATTGAACAAATTTATGGAATAAAGCTGGATCTTTATTAAGCATATCACTTACACCTGGGAATTTATTCGCAGCTAATGACGTAATATGGAATGTAATTGCACTCATGCCAATCATACCAATAAGTTGTACTTCAGGACCCACAAGAGTCTTACTGCGATGTTTGATATATAATTTTTTAAATACATTATCATAACTCTCGATCTCAAGACTAACACTTTGTGACCAACCGGTAAGTCTTGGTTTGATAGGAGAATATTTTTGGAAAAAATAATTATCACATACTCTCTCACATATACTTACAATACTTATAAGAAGTTTACGGAAACTAGCAATAGCATCATCTAATTCCATATCTAATTGAATACGTTCATGTGCCCCTTCTATCTCTTCTAGACTAGATGCTAGAGTAAGTTTTCTAAAATAGGAACGTCCTTTCATTTCAAAACGATCAAGTTCAAACAAAAGTTCCTGTTTTTTCCTTAAAATATCCTCTTGAGACATCTTCTTTTTTTTAGATATAATAACTGATGACGAAGAAGTAGAACCTGAAGATCTTGAATAAGATGATCCTGATGAACTAGAACCAGAACCTGGCCTAGTGCTTGAACCTGAAGACGATGATGATTTAGAAGGATGACTCCTTCTTGAACGCACTGATTTTTCCGATTTATAACTACCCTCTCTAAAAGAACCAATTAAATCAGATATATTACTAGATGAAGAATCATCGTTATAAATATTATTGTTATCGTAAACTGCAGCAAATTTAGGGCTTTGATGTGATGAATGACGTGACCCATAAGATGCTTTAGAACGATGAGAATTATGTGATTTGTTAGAATGATGTGATTGATGTGAGTGATGTGATTTCTTAGATAATGGGATCGAAACTTCAGACATGTTATCCGAATATTTAGGATGTCTTTTCTTATAATCATCATTGAGTAACATTTCTGCACCTAACATTGATTCTTCACTCAAACGTGATCCTTCTCTTGAATGTTGTGACATAATTAAATTTAATCAACTATATAAGTTCACGACTTATATTTTTTAATAGAAAAATAAGAGGTTAAATAGACGCAAATTGTTTTTATTGTTTTTATTATTTCTATTTTTTTGTAAAATCATTTACTTCGTATTTTGCACATTCATGGTTCAAACGCATTTGTATTTTTTGAATCGTTCTTTTATCGAATTTTAAAGAAGATGACATATGTGTTATGATGTGTGCTAAAATTAACCAAAACTTATCTGTTGTTGGAGAAGAATTTACATTACTTTGTTCATGTATAATCGCGTTTTTTATATTTTGACATAATTGATAATAATACTGATATTTAAAAACATTTCTTGGTATATTTGATTTCGAACTGTTTGGAAATAGTCCATATTGCATTAAGTTTTTAGCTACAGAAGTACAATCTGTATCTTTTTCTATTAAATCTATATTAAAACGTGTAAATACATCATAATAATCTATAAAGTCATATGTAGGACATTTTATAAGTTTATGTTTCTCATTTTTACTCAAAACTTCGTTATTATCGATTAAACAAACCATATCTTGTAATTGTGATATATTCTTTAAATCTGGATATTGCTTTTTCAATCGCTTTAAGATCTCAGGCAAAACATCTTCTATACTTTTACGATAATCCCCATTTTTTAAAATACAAAATTTTCGTGTAAATATAGGTCTTTGAAAACGAATACCACATACTTCTTCTATGCATGGAATTAAAAAATTAGCCCATGAAGTCCCTGATGCCGTATAGACAAAATATTCTACATTTGATAAATGTTTACTTGTCATTGCACAAAAATCTGCAAAATTAGGTCGTATTATGCCATTTTGTAATTGTTTTAAAACAAAATTTTTATATAAACGTATTTTTCGTTTATCCTTTTCTTGTAACAATAACCACTCTCCTACTAAACAAGAAACATTTCCAACAATCGTTCCATCTAAATCTATCAAGACAACATACGGAGTCATTGTATTCTTATTCTTATTATTTTATTCTTTTTTATTTTTCATTTTTCATTCATCATTCATTATCTTTTCATTTTTCTTTTTTGTTTTTTGAATTTGTATTTGTGTTTGTATTTGTGTTTGTGTTTGATGAATTTCTAATATTTTTTATCAAAATACCTGTTTCTCTATTTTCCTTATCTTTTTCATTTTTTATATTACCATTATTATTGTTGTTGTTATTTTTTTTACTATTATTTTTATCATATGATGCTAAAAGTTTATTTACACGATCTTTATACTTATCAGGAATAAGACCCTTTGATCTTTTTTCATCTAGAAGATTAAATAAACCTTTTTTGCAATGTAATGCTGGAAGTTCATTATAACAAAAATTTATATAAGGTTGAACTGGATAACCCAAAAAATTATTTGCATCGACTAAAGTGAATTCTTTCCAAAAATTACAATTTTGTTGATCCCATGTTTTAGAATTCATAAATCTAGATAATTGCTTCATCAATTTTGTCATTCTTTCATAATCATATTCCATGTATAATCTTTTTTCACTAGAATTATTATTGTTATTATTGTTATTATTTTCTAAAATTATGTCTCTTTTTTTTCTAGAATAATCTTGCAGAGTATATTTATTAATATAACTTTGATAAATTTTATAGCAAGGTAAATTTTCACCACGTTTTAGTTGTTTATCGATTACAAATACATGTCCTGGAAAAAATTCATCTGGTCTTGATTCACCAGGTCCCTCATAAGGTAATTCTGAGTTTGTAATCATAACAAAATAAACCATTCTTTTACCATCTTTTCTCATAATCTTTTCTTCTGCTTCTTTTACACTCTTAAATATAAAACCTGCTTTATCTGTTATTCTTTTCATACGATCTTTAACTGTATCTACATAACATTTGAGAGAACCTTCTATTGCATTTTGACCACATATAAGAAAAAGAATAGTGACTGCAGTGTATAAACATTTTGTATAAACACTTTCTACACCATTTTTTTTTAAATCTAATTTGAATATATCGATAAGCATATTGAAATCTCTTTTTAATATCGAGCTTAAATCGCAACTTGACATATTATTTTTTAATAATGTTGTTCTTTATAATTTTGAAGGAAAATAAGTTTACTTAATTACTTATTTCATCTTTTGTTTTAGATCTTCTATTTCTTTTTTATTTTCTTTGTTTTGAAGTTCTAATTCTTTTATAGCTTCTATTAAAACACCCACAAAGTTGGTATAAGCCACCGAATAAAGCCCATCTGAACCCTCACGAACAACTTCAGGAATATATTCCATAACTTCTTGAGCAATCACACCTATATGACGATTCTTTTTATCTTTATTTTTCAAAGTATATGAATATCCATTAATATTTTTGAGCATATGTAATGCATTTTCTATTTTCACAATATCATCTTTTACACGTATATCTGATTGAATTTGAACATCATCTTTTGCTAACAGTATATCTTCTATTACAGCATTACCATTTACATGAAGTGGAGCTTCTGGAGTAAAACTTACATTCTCAAAATTTACTATTAAATTACTTTGTGCATGTATACTATCACCCGTTATTTCACCCGTAGAAGTAATATCATTATTAACCGTAAAGACACCATCTACAGTGAAATCACCTGATTTAGTTTGAGCTGTTGAATTTGTTCGTAAAACAGTATTATCAAGAGTTAATACGCGATTTTGTGATAAATTACCACCTCCTTTTAAGCCGCTTCCAGTAACAATTTCACGGCTTGTTCTTACAACTGAACTATCCACTTCAATTGTACGATTTTCATTTAATGTTCCACCTCCGGTTAAACCACTACCAGCGATAATATCTATATGATTAGATAAACGTTCCCAAGGAACGGTACCGTCTGTAAGCGTACCTAATAATTCCAAATTTCCTTCTATCTTAGCTTTATCTCGCATAACCATTTCTCCTACAACAGTTAAAGCTCCACTTTTTGTTTGCTTTTTAGTAGAAGTACGTAATACTGTATCATCTGCTTCTAAAACAACATTACTCTCAGATATTGTAGCATTTCTAATACCATTTTGACCGGTAACCCCCAATGCTTGACCACTTACTTGAGCTAAACCATCACTCAATGCTTTTTGACTTGCTCCTAAGATAGTTGAATCACCAGTAAAATCATCAGTTAAATGATTGAATTTAATGAATAAATCTCTTTCTAAATTCGCCATTATTAAACAAGTTTTTTTAAAATATAGGGAGAAAAAAAAACCATATTTATCAAGAAAAAAATATAAAAATAATTCCGATTAAAATAGAAAACAACTATTAATTCCTCATAAAACAAAAATGTTCATTTTAGTGTCTTTACTTTATTTTGTTTTAAGCATTCTTTTATTTTATTCATATTCAAGCAATTCTTTATTAGAATTCATCACAATAACATTAATTTTATATATTATTTTGACATATGTATTTTATATTCATATGACAAAAAAAGAGGAATTTGATCAAATTGAAAGAAAAACACAAAAAGAAAAAGAAGAAGAAAAAGAAGAAGAAAAAGAAAAAGAAGAAAAAGAAGAACAAAATGCTGATGATTTTAATACAAAAGAAAGCTATATTACAAACAATTTACATAAACTAAAAAACGATACAAATGAATCAACTCAAGACAATGATAAATTAGAAAAAAAGGAAGAAAAGGAAAAAAAGGAAAAAAAGGAAAAGGAAAAAAAGGAAGAAAAGGAAGAAAAGAAAAAAAGAAAGAACAATAAAAAAAATAAAAAAGGTAAACAAAATGATAAAGATAATGATGTTTCAGAAGAAAGCACATCTAT